GATCCAGTGGTTATCGGTACAGCTGTGGATACAGAATTGCCACCGACCTGGGCAAGGTTAACTGAACTGGTTCCAGCTAAGGTCACAGTTGGCATACTCCCAATAGTAACTGTAGGGGTATTCGCAACACTTACTGTAGTTGTTCCGGACACAGTTACAGTTGGGGTGTTAGCTACACTAACTGATGCAGTGCCACTCACACTAACTGAAGGTGTATTAGACACAGAGACTGGGACAGTGGTTCCAATAGTCGTGCCACCAACCTCTGTTATCCCAACCGGAACTGGAGTGCCAGTACTCAAGTTATTGCCACCCCATTGTGAAATGTTAATCGGCAACGTGCTAGCAGGTACAGCTACGCCATTAACCTGAGCTATGTTAACATTAGACATGGCACTCGACCCACCCCCTGAAACTGAAGGTGAAAGCGAGGAACATGACCAGTCAACTATATCACTAGGCACAGGATTTTGGGATGCACCAGCAACCATAAAGTCAACAAAAATCGAATAAACAAAATTCGTACCACAGGTACCAGTCAACTCTAAGGCCAAAGCGGATGGTTGTGAGCCAGCAGCCCAAGGCAAGTAACCTACTTGAGTAAAAATCTGAGGGCCAACACCACTAATGAATGCACTGATATCAAGCACTAAAGCAGGTGATCCAGTTTCAGAGGATGTTTGCATGGCAGAAAAGCCGCCCACGACGGAACCATAATTGGTGTAACTACTGCGAGCTGTGGAGGTGGCTGCTGATGTATACAAGCTTACAATGGCGTAAGTCCCTTGAAAGGACGCAGATAACGATCCATTAAAAGCAGTCACACACGTAATCTTAACACCAGTAGTTGACGCAGCTAAAGTTCCAACTGGCAAAGGTAAATTTTGGTAAGCGTAAGTAGCAGTTGTACTGACTAAAAATAAAGACTGCCTACGGTAATTTACTGCCATTACACGATTTGATTGTAGCTAGGTAACTGTAAGCTAAAACTGATAAGGTAAAGGAAACAAGTGAAAAATAACTAAAATAAAAAGAACACTTGATATCACAAATAAAGCTATTTTATTGCAATGTTCGACGACGATATCGAACATATGAACAAAGATATAAAAACACACAATGTTGTACTAGAATTATATCTAGAAAGTTACAAGAGAGGTGCAAGGAGTCTACCGATGGATTCTGCTATCCCAACAACTTTACCAGCAGTGCCAACTGCCCCTTTGAACTTCGAAAAACCACTAGAGACAGCTCGTCGGATATCTGCGAGATGCATTGGATTCTCGTAGAAGATCGGCATTCTACGTACGATATCGTAGGCATCACTCGTCGTAGTATGTCGGTCAGAGCATGCTGCCGTCGAGCGCGTCATATCACGTGTCTCGTACTCCACTACAACATCGGTAGTAACTAGGAACTCTAGAGATGGAGCAGAGGGTGACGCTGTGGTTCCCTGATTTGGGGCGACAACTAGCAATGTAACATACCCAGCGTTAGCGTCAAGCATAAAGTTGGACTCCATTAGGGTGTTAGAGCTATCCAAGGCCGTGCTCTTGACCATATACATACTAGCCATGTCATCTACAGGCAAAAACGTATAACACCCTGTAGTAAATGGCAGAGTCCGTTTGTAATGTATATTATAGTCAGGCGCCTGCCCAATTAGTGAAGTCCACTGGGTATTCAGATTCTGGAGGTAAACCCCAGTAACTGTGCCACCTTCGTAAAGTTCGGGTGCAGTTGGGTGTAATAGTAAACTAACACCGTTAAGTCTAGCGTTCTGATAAACTGGTAATGCAGTAGAAAAGCCAGGCACAGCATGGTGAGCAAAAGTATCTCCACTACCTGAGAGATAAATGTGTTGAAAAGCTGCTGTCCCAGCAGTATCAACAACAACAAATTTGTAATAGCCCTCAGTAAGGCTAGTATAACTCTCAGATGCGCTTGAGCTAAACGTAAGACTCGTTACTTTGACGTCCATAACTCCTGAGCCTTTATACAAATAAATGTCGATATCAGTAGTAGAGCTAGTACCCGTGAGGACAAAAGTAAAAGTAGCTCCTTTATCAGCATAAATGTAAGACTCATTTGGATCACCAGATCGGATACCAGGATACAAATAAGTGTCATGTGGCTGCAAAGCAACATTTTGCCCGGTTGTTATGACACTAGGGACCGAGTTGCCTATAGGTAGGGCAGCAAACCTGGTAAAGTTAATGGCAACTTTAGTAGTGGGAAGAATGAGGCTCTCAGTTTCACTACCATTAACATAGTACATTCCGTAATAGACATACCAAGATTGGGACGGATTAGCAAGAAAATTAATAAAGTAACGTGCAGCATCCCTAAACAAAAACAGCTGCGAAGTAGTTGTACTAGCAAGAGTCGTATTGCCAAACTTTGTCGAGGCAGTTAACTCAACATAATGAGGCAAATTAGCTGTAGCTGTAAAATTAGTATCTTGGTTATTTACGCGGAAACCAGACGGAGACGCACTAGGATTGGCAATAAGAGCTGCCAAACGTTTTGAACCGCTAGAACCCAATGAACGGTCAAGACGCATGGCTTGTAAATTTTTAGCTAAGCGTGGTACAGTGCTGGCAATCTTCTTGCTCAAAACAGATGCTTGATAGGTTTGAGACTTAGTAGGTTGAAGGGACTTCTTAGGTTTTCTGGCGGCTCGCCGGGGTGGTCTAGACTTAGCAGAACGACTCTTCCCTTTGGTCGCCAAATAAATGGAAAGACCTCCTCTCTTCTTTTGATTTGGTTGATTAGACATGTAAAAATTCTAGAAACAATTTAATACTTTCCTTAAAAAGATAATAAACACAGGTCAACATTACTGAGTGTGTGTGTACAGACCTTTTCTGCCGCCCTAGCATTTGCATTCTGGTGGAGGCACGGCTTCTTCAGTTTCGTTTTCTACTTTGATTTACAAAATAGTTCTACACCACCTATAACACAAAACACACATATTTACAAAAGTAAAAATTGCAAATCAACAATCATCGATCAAACAGAATAAAATATCTTACCACTGGGTGATTATAAAGAGCTGGACCTTTAGGTAACGTAAACAAAAATTTTTCAGTCAAAATATAATCTTGTACACTAAAAGTACAGTGGTAAGCTAAATTAACAAACAAAAAGGTTTCCTCGGTGGCAACATACTGAGAATCTGACAAATAAGTTCGCTCTGCTTTCCACTGAAACCAAGGGGAAGTCTCAAAGTGTCGGTCCCACGAATGGTTTTCCAAAAATCCAGCAATATAAGCACGTAGTAAAGGGACGTGATGGACGTTGGCTGAAAGTCCTTTACAAACCGCAGTGAAATAAACTTCTGCAGGAACACCCATCGGGAGATCGACAGCACATGATAAACGCATAAGAATTCGACCTATCTTTGGGGCAAAATGGTAGTTAGGTCCAACTTGGTAGGGTCGTAAGTTGAGTAAAACTATCTCATGAATTGGCGCAATCACTACTAACTTAGGAACCAAGCCAAGATGACAAAGAATATCGTAAACCCCAGCCATGCTTAAATCACTATCATAAGATATAAGATTGTCATCCCCAAGCAAGGCTATCGCTACTTTAGATAGGACCTGTTCTACGGTGAACTGACGGTTACAAAGACTCAGCGCAAATAAAAAGGTAAAACCATTGGTCATGGAATTGCCTACGCACGTGTCAGCCACACCCGACTTGAGCTGAGGGACACTCTCAAGTCGAAAACCAAAACGAGATCGAACCTTGCCACGAATCTGCGTGAGTCGTAGATTGGCTAAATATTCTGGCATACCATGATATCGGTAAGTCGCTACTAACGCCATATGAAAGTGCTCGTGACAGGACCGATCATAATTACTCATGTCATTAAAAGCGAACAGTCGACCACGCTTAACTTGATAATTGAACCAATTGTCCATATCGGTTATGTTACGTCCTCCTAAAAAGAAGAATCCATTACTGTCGCCCCAGAATTGCTCAAGATACTCTTGGAATGGTTCAATAAACTGCTTAAGAGCTACATAAGTATCTTCTTCGTCGTAACAAATAGCTCGGGGATTGACAATCCCGAATGGTATAGTGGAATCGACGAAGTCCCACGCATCCATGGGTTGGCCATTTTGGACGCCAATACGATCACCATCAAGATGCTGCTTGGATTCAACGAGCAAAACTGATTTTGACAACTTTTCTCGCTTGGTAAACAAGGAAAATTTCCCGCCGTCCCTTGGAATGCCTCGCTCAAGGCGCTTAATCCCCTTCAAAATTCGCATTCGCGTATGTTTAACCTTCCCGATTAACAACTCTTCGAATGTTTTACATGCAACAAACTTAGATCCAGTTAATATTACATGGTGTTTAGTTACAAAAACCAAATATTGCTCCCTAAACTCAATTTGCCCTGGCGGAAAAACAACACAAAAACGCCTAACTAAAGCACAAAAATCATTTAAAACGCAACTAGCTGCTACAACCACACACTCTAATGACGATGCATGCACGAGTGTCACGCCAGTGCTGTTGTGTTTGTAGGTCTTTGGTGTTGACTTAACGATGTGGCAAGATTCATCAACTGGGATATAGCCAAGCACATTATCTGCCAAACAGCTGTAACAAGGAGGCTTAGCGTCTTGTAAAGTTCCTGAAGCTTCAAATACGTATCCTCGCTTACCGCAGTACGGGCACTCACGTACATCTGTAGACCAACTCGTCTGGCTGTTGAAGTAGCGAATAGCGACAGGCATGGCCTGAAGTGCACGTGTGGGCAAACCCAGAAGTAATAAATGAGGAATATTAATATACCAAGTGCCAGCAACACAAGAAGACAGACCGTGAGCGAAGCGAGAGTAAAGAAATTGTGCGTCAGCATCGCTCCGCATGAACGTGGCGCACTGTTTACTAAAAAATGATATGCATTGACCAATGCGTCTAAATCACGGTCGTCACGTATTTTTACCGAATTGCGCAATATTGCAGTGGCAGTCTCGGAACAAGAAACACTACTTGAAGTTTTAACAAGGGCTAAGCTCGCCCCGACGGTTTGAAGCGGCAACCTGTGTCCATGAGCTACTGGGAAGTTCTTATAAGGCTCAGGAAAATTCACAACATCCCAATTGAACTGATAAGTGATTAACAAATACTCCATGTCGGTAGCATCACGGATAACAGTATGGAATCGATGGGTCCCCAAATTGTAATAAGTTCCACAATAAACCCTCTTAAAGGGATCACCTGGTTTTAACTGATACCAACGATAATTCGAATGTCGATAGCACGTGAATGAATTTGCTATTGTGGGGACATCAACCACCTTTTGTTGGTTCTGGTATTCAGGTTGCTTCAAAACGGGAAATAATCGCCTCTCAATCTCTATAAGATGTGGTAAGTTGTACCTTGGCATATACACTCGAGAAGGCAAAAGGCGCTCACGAAGCCAACATAAAATTAGGTAAAGAATAGCTAGCAAGTACAGAATCGCATGCACTAAAGCTATAACAATATGCCTAAGAGTCTTAATAACACTCGGTTCTCTAATAGGCAATATCGCTGACACAGGAGGCGCAAGCAATTCAAGATACAAGTCCTGAATATCATCAGCGGGTTCAAGTAGGGCTTGAGCAATATCCTGTACTTGTCGTTGTGGTAAAGCTAATAATGCTCCTAATGGAAATTCTGCATATAGCATGGACCAAAATTCCTGAGTCAGATACGCTGAAATTGGAGCACTCCGTGAAGTAGTCTTAAAGATCCCCAAGTTCGTCACAAAAGTCAAATAATAAGAGTCTCCAAGTACACCTTCAAAGTTAAGCCGCACAAAATCAAGCGAAGGTGCCATAGCTAGTGGAGTCAACTCTATGATCAAATTATCTTTAGCTCGAGCAAACATGGTCTTGACATCTGGGTAGCCAAAAATTTCTATAGCCTCACCAAAAACTTCACTAATTGAACCCGTTTTAGTTCTACGAGCTCCAGCAGAATTATCTGTTGGCACCACCCACGTTGATACGTCATCAGAGTTTGTAGCTTCACCATGAGTGCCATTCAACTGACGTCGCACAAAATGTAGCCTAACCCAAGCAGAAATTTCATTACGCAAGGAAGGTAAAGCTCGCTCAATCGCAATCGGTTGTCGATTATATGGGTTTAAAGGTACACCACGACGATCTCGAGTAAGCTTATTATACGTTTGCAAATCAAGAACAAAGCCTGCAGTCGTCATCATAGGACTTTGCATGACGTCATTAGTGATAGGGTCTAAATAATTTTCCGGAACCTCTGCGTCGTAAATAGTTTCATAAACGGGCGCGACGAGCAAGCCAGCAGGATCAGTAGGGATATCACTCGGTAAAGGCATGCTAGGACTAACTAAGGCATTCCCGACAAGGTAGTCAACAGCCTCATAAACATCAAGAATGTCTTCATCACGTTGCTCATTATCCCCGTCATCGTCAGAATTAAAATCGCTTGGAGTATTCACACCCAATCCTGGGCCAAGTAAAACACTAGCTTGATGTTGAGTATCTTCATCAATGACTACACGCAAGTCGTGTGGTTGAACAAGATTTAAGTGAGACAACTCATATGGTGGATTGTTCTGGTAACGCTCATATCCAGCAAAAAACTCATTAGTAAGTTCAGTAGAGCTTTGGCCAAGCTGTCTCTGACTACGCAAACGCAGAGTCTCAAGTGCGTCAATAATAAACTGGTAAGTTGTCACTCTCCCTAAATGCGTGAGTTGATAAGGTTGGGTACTGATGTGAGGTGTAATAAGAGGGCCATCTGTCCTGAACCAATCGTTATGGTCAAAACGATTATAATCAGACACCATTGCATCGTTAACAATGGGAGAAAACCGAAATTGGTTCATACCACCTATAGCGGCAATGTCGTAAATTTGCGTAGAGCCACTACCGAGATGCCACATACGCAGATAACTATCCCAAGACACACTTCTGTGGTTAAAAGGTACTCTGTCGCCAAGGTACCGATAGGTGACGAGATTCCTTAGAAATCGCTCAGTTGGGTAACGAATGACAAACCCATAAGCACTTCCTATGACGTGTAAAAAGAGGCTACCTCCAAATAAATCAAGCACTGAAGCCTCCATAAGAAGCGTAATATGGTCAACGGATCGATATCCCAAAGTTCCACTCGCTACAGCCACATTTACTTCAGCCTTTACCAATATGTCTAAGTTGAACATAGCAATGTTTTCAAGAAACTGCGCTTCGACTATCCCATTAAGCCAAGCCGCACTATGTGGTATAGGATGTGTCTCTGCTCGTCGGTATGATACGATACGAAAAGAGTCAGCAGCATTTCCTGTCAACTGAAAAAGCGCACTACGAAGCATAGCCGAAAAGTAACACTGGGATGCAGATGGCTCATCTGGTGTATTAAATTCGTGCTCAACATGAAAAGCTACACTATCATGGTGCATCCCAAAAGAGAGACATGCTCTAGGCATATTCGGCTCGTGGGGAATAATATCAAGTGAATCTCGGTTAACCCGTGACGTACTATCCAATAAATGTTGAAGTTCCAAAAACCGATCAAGGTCATCAGACCCAGTCCACTCACCATGCAGACCATTTAATTGACGCCCAACCCTTGCAAGCACATACATAAAACAGAAACGCAAACAATAGAAAACTCTTAAGATCAAAAATTTTCCTATCTGTATCTTAGTACTCACAAAAAGAATCAAGGATAAACTAGTCTGTACGTGTATAAAGTAAACAAGAAGATCATACAAACACGCTGAAAATTCACCCATTGGTGTCAAATAATACATAAAATACAAACCCACCACAAAATATCCCAAAATACTTAAAACCCTAGACAAAACAAGATAAACACAGTAAAAATTGGGAATGGCACCAAAAAGGCACAGAAGAAAACAAAAAAGACAGGCGGAAAGAGCCAGCAAGTATGCAGAGATGTATACATATAGGAATGGCAGGGTAAGGATGCCAACCCGACGTATCTCACGCCACCATGTCGAAAGTGACGTTGGCCCTAAGGGCGTGCTTTGAATCTTCTTAAGGGGAAGTTGTGGCATGGTCTAGGCGGTTTCCATAGCAAAAAAGGTGGAAAAGGAGTCGCTCAACGCACCCTATCCTTATCGTATATTCGATCTAGTGCATTGGCCGATTTGTAAATAGCCCTATCACACGGTGCACGACAATGCCCTTACCACTTAGTGAGTGTTATGAATTGAAAAAATTATTGATTCACTCACAAAGCCCCAATAGTCAAACAACTCACCATCTCGGTGAATGGCCAATGTAAGTTGGAAACGGTTACACAGGAAATTTTTCCGCTGTGTTGCAAGCGAATGGTCCTGGATTATCCGTAACAACAAAAAGGACCTCCAATAAAACGACTAAAGCGGCTATGGTAAACACAATGTGCTACTCTGCCTCATCATGGTTCGTGGCCGTTCAATAGTAAGCCTGGCGTCCAAGGTCAATACTCCTCGAACCCAGCCCTTCATGGTCAAAGAGCTATTCATCTATTAGGCAAGGGTAGTGTTATCTCTACTTCAGTTTTCCGGTACAAATAATGTGGTAAATAAGCGACTTGACCTTTTATCGTATAACTTTTACCAGTCTCATTGGTCGGAGGTCTAACCGGAGTCTATCACTCTACTAGTCTGCACACGTTAGCACAGAAAAGAAGGAAACACAACTAGGTGACGAGCCAAAGCATGGATCCAACTTCTAGCGAGTGAAATTTTATGGGGTGGTGAACCCCATTTGGGTGGCCTTTTGTAATATCAGTCTCATAGATCGGAGGCCTAACCGGAGTCCAGGCTGCGCATGCCGGAGGTAATGCCTATACTAGACGGGTTAGTAAGTGACAAACCAAACTGTTCTTGCACACGCAACCAGTATTGTGGCTACCCCGAACAGCTCAGGAACCACACATGTTGGGTAACGCCCCCATGCCTCACCAAAAATATCGACGCTATGTACGCTAAGGGCGGGGAAAGGCCGG